GTAAGCATACGCCCATAACATTCGGCCAAGTGTAACATCCTCGGCAAGATACTCGCATCGGAAGTACATTTCATCCATCGTGGCTGCGGCTTGGTCAATCTCTGCCTTGTTCATGTGTGGGTTATCGTATGTTGTGAATGTCCATGACTGCCAAATATCATACGTATCATCAATATACTTCTTGCTCAACTCCTTAAAGTATGTGTTGCCGAATGCAGGTGTTGAAAGAAACCAACAATCCCCAATGTAATCGGTTAACGTTGCCCTAATCACACCTTGCCATGCTAACTCTAACTTGCTTGCTTTCTCACACTCATCAATCACAACTCGCTTGTACTTCCTGCCCCTGCCCGAATTGCCATCATCAAGTGACCACATATCAATGATGCCACCTGTTATCAGTCGTATCTGCTTGACTTGCTCATCTTTATTCTTAATAATAGGGTAAACTATCTCTTTAATCTTTATCCAAAAGTCATTGAGGTCTTTATACGTTGGAGCATAGTAAGCTACCGGGAAGCCATCAAGTGCAGGATTGATAATCAACTCTTCGGCCATGGTACTCTTGCCAAACCTACGACCACATTTAAGCACATTGAAACGCTTTGCAGTCGTGATTATGTGCTTCTGCTTATCGTGTAACCGTTTTAATTTGATTTCAATTTCATTCTCCATCGCGGATGATGCGGATGGTTGACATTTTAACCTCGCCTGTAATATCAGTTTTAACAGGCATCACAAACTTAAACATAGACACAAGTATCTTTGCCCAATCAACAGGGTTATCAGTCCTTATCTCATCCATTGTGCTGTTAAAATGAACTAATTGACCATCAATGGCAGCATTAATCATTTCTTTTGCTTGCATTGTTGTGGCATTTGGTTTGCCTTTTCGGCTACCGCCTCCGTATTTTGCTCCTTTTGGCATTGTTTTAACGCATTACAACGCACTTTGTGTGCTTGGTTATACTTATATATGTTTTTTCAATTACGCCCTCTTAAACTTAACCGCTTTACTTTTATAACTCTTATCACCAACACATCCCCATGCTTTTCTGCTTAAATCATTCGGGCATGGTGGATTGTCGCACTTAGGAATTTTAGCCGAACGTGCGCAATATCTATCACCTTTATCAGTGCCAGGTGCAATTGAATATCCTTTTGCGCCAAAGGTAATGACCTTGTCACCAACCTTTTTCTTGAATTTCTTATCAGCCATGTTACTTCTTTTTAGCTGCTTTCTTTGCAGTTTTAGCAACTGACATTGATATTGCAACCGCTTGCTTATACGGTTTGCCTGCTTTCATTTCGGTTTTGATGTTCTTACCGATAGTTTTTGGTGAATAACCTTGTTTTAGTGGCATGATGATAAATTTTCACAAAGATACAAATTAATTTAGAATTGCAAATATCAGTGTTTGAAACTCGGTAATCGAACGGATGATGTGATATTCAAAACCTTGATTGCAAATTAGCAACTCCCATTCACGTTGCCCTGCTGATTGCACACCATCTTCAGTTTTAAACTCAATCATGTACGCTTTTGATTGATAGTAAAGCACCATATCACTTCTACCCGCCACCAATCCCTTTGCTTTGTTTCTTGCGCCATCAATTCGGTTTTTGCTGTTGTTTAGGTTATAGCACAATAACCCTCTTAAATTGGGGTAAGTGTTGTGAAACCAAACGTAACAATCTTGATGTAATTTATCCTCGGAACACATTGTATCTATCTTTATTAAAAAATAGCCAACCTTTTTTATAACCCATTAATTTAACAAAATCAAGTGCTTTTTGTTTGTCAGTCATTGTGTGAAGTACAAATGCAGGTTTTATCAATTTTGCCTTGCACATTTCAACAAGAGTAATTAAATCTTGTTTCATTGCATAAGCATTTATTTCTTTTTTTGGCATCAAAACAAGTTCGGCCATTTGTCCTTCAATTTTAGATTTTGGTTTGTAAATATAGCCACAAAAATTACATTCTTTTGAACGAATAGGTATTAATGCTTCACAATTCTTGCAGGACTTCATAGCTTCTGCTTTTTTTGTTTTTTGCACTTCCTTTTCTAAACTCCATATTCTTGCATCTTCCCAATATCCATGTCGGCTAATATTGTTGCCAAAATCAAGTATAATAAATTTATCTTTTCCTTGGTTTAATCTGGAGCCACGACCACACATTTGCAAAAACAAAGGAAGTGATGTTGTAGCCCTGTATAATATTATTACTTCAATATCTGCTTGGTCAAATCCTGCGGTTAATATACCGCAATTACAAACTATTGCATTTGGTGTGTTGGCAAACCAATTTAATATTTGTTCTCTTTCTTTTTCTGGTGTTTCGCCATCAATGTGCATTGCTTTAATGCCATTAATATTAAATTCATTGCAAACTTCTATTGATGATTTTACATTGCTTGCAAATAATATAGCTTTCTTTCCTAATGTTAAACGCTTGTAATTGCTTACTACACCCTCGAATATTTTGTTATCTGTATAATATTGCTTTGTATCATAATCATCGCCTATACGCTTTAATTTTTGCATATTAATATTAACACCATAACTGATACAATCAACTAAATATCCTTTTTTTATTAAATCTGGAGTATCTACCAATTGTATCATATCGGTATAAAAATCACTTAAACTGCTTTGTTTTCCTTTTCTAAAAGGTGTTGCAGTTGCTCCTATAACATAGGTTTGTGGCGAAAAGTATGGTAGCAATTTAGTGAAACTTTCAAGGTGTGCTTCATCAATAATAATAAGAGTGCGTGATTTCAAAAAAATTAAGTAATCATCCAATCTTCTGTTAAAAGTTTCAACCATTGATACATGCAAACTTTTGGTGAGGTCTGGTGTTGAATTTGCTTTTATTAATTTTGGAATCAATCCAAAGTTGGCAAATGTATTTGATGATTGCTTTAAAAGTTCAGTTCTGTGAGTAAATATAAGTACCCTGCCGCCTTTATCAATAGCAGATTTTACCATGTATGTAAACATCACAGTTTTGCCACTTCCTGTTGGAGCGCAAAGAATAACACGTTTGTTTTTATTGGCAAAAGACTTTCTAATGCCATTAACTATTTCTTCTTGATAATCTCTTAATTGTATCATTTAAAAATAATCTTCGTTAGCATCTTTCCACATTTGTTTTTCATTGAATACTTCAAAATATCTACCTATGCCGGGATGGTTGCCCTCTTTATACTCATGGCCATAAAATCTGCAGTATTCTTCCAACCATTGCTTGAATTTCTTTTGGCTTAACCACTTCTTTAAATCTGGATATTCCTCTAATAATTCATTGTACTTTTCACGCTTTGCAAGTCTTTGATTAAAGCCGAATGCTTCATGCGTTTTTGTCCATTCGTAAAACTCAAAGGAAGTGTTTTTAATAAATTTACGTGTTTCAATATTGTCAAAATCGGCCTTTACCAATCCATTGTTCAAGTAGTATTGCGCACATTGTATCATGTAATTATCAAATCTGCTCCATTCTTCATCGTTCCATTCATCAAAAAGTAGCTTTCCAAACTTCATTAATGGTGTGTTTTGCGAATTAAAGTAACTGCTCAATTCAATTTCAAACTTCCTGCGCTCGAATGATCCACCGACACCGCCAACGGTATAGTTAGTAGTTATAATGATTTTCGGGCTTTTCTGCACAGGAAGTTTAATCGCATCCTGCCCTTTGTACTCAATGGTTATTCCCTCGGTAATCAATGAGAATAAACGCTCAAAATCAAAGTTCTTTTTAACATCATCGAAAACTAATAGTTGGCAGTCGGTGCTTACCGTTTGATAAGGGAACGATTTATTGAAATCAAAAGTTTTGCCATCAATACTGCTCACTTTCTTTAAATGTGATAGCGCATTACAAAACAAACCTTTACCGCTTCCACCGTTGGGATTTTCACTAATCACACTATCATTAAGTATTACGGCTTTGTTGTTTGCCGATGTCTTAAAGGAGTGCATAAGATAACCGATAACTGATTTAAAAGTATTGTATTTTTGTCGGCTTTCGCCAGCAATGTACCAGATAAAACTTCGGTATTCGGCTTGGTGATGGTCGGCCAAATTAAAATCCCTATCAATAATTTGATTTTTCCAAACGTAACCATCAACATCAAGATAATCAATAGGAGTAACGGTGTCCTTTGTAATTCTTACAACGCAATTTTTGTAGTAAATAAATATCTCATCCTGAGTGTCCTCTTTAATCTTAATGTTTGCAGAAGAAAGTAGCCCTAAGAAATCAATGTTAAACGCCTTTGTTGAACTCGCCATGCTATCATAAGGCATGTAACCAATATCTTTGCGCTCCATCAAATTATTTAGCACGTAATCTTTTATTCTCTTTTCATTGGTTTCTTCAACTTGGTTTTGGTCTATCTGAATAAAAGTAAATGTTTTGCTTTCGGTAGGAAAGAATTTGCTGAAGTTGTTATTTTCTAACCAAAATTTATACTTATGTGGGCTTAGTTTAAATTTGCCTTTGTCATCAAATGACCAATAATCTTCCACATCAATAGTTTCTCTTATTATTTCAGCTGCCTGCTCGATTTTAATTGCTTCCACTTCTGGCATTAACTTAATTATATCCTTTGCAGTTTTACCTTGGCGAACTTGTTTTTCAATTTTAAACTTTATTGCATTGTCCTCGAAATATCTGGTGCCGTGTACTTCAGTTTTTTTGTATGCCGATTTACACAATGTTTCAATTTCACTTTCGGTAAAGTCACTTTCTTGAAATTCTTTTAACACATTCATTGCCTCATGTTTGCTAATTCCAAAGCAATTTAGGGCCATTGCAAGTTTAAAAAGATTAGTATTTCGGCTGCCTTTTGTATTGCCATACTTTTTATTCCACCAGGTAAGCAAGTTTGAAATAATGCGATTATCACTTTTTATTGAGAATATCGGTGTTATTGTACCTATGTCGGTATATTCTGGTTCCTCTACTTCATTGTAAATTAATGCTTTTGGATTTATGTAAATGTTTTGATCATAGCTTTCATAACAAAGTCGGCTAATGTTTGAACTGCTCACATCGAAATATTCTGAATTAAAATAATTCTTTAGTGAATCAAAATACCCCTTATAATTTGCGGCACCATCCAAGGGTATTTTAACAATTAATTTAAAGCCATTGCCGCGCGGAGAAATAAACATTGCAAAAACATACTCACAATCGCGCAATGAATCCATTAATGCAATCATTTCAGCATTGTCTTTAAATTTATCAAAGTCCAGAGGCATTAATCCGCTAAATTGTTTTATGCCCTTATCATTTCGTTCTTTAAAAACTCCTTGAAAGTTTATTGCAGGAAGTTGTTTTTTTAACTCTTGCTGCTTTTGCTCATCATTTTCGGCACGTATCTGTTCAACCAATACCTTTGATTTACCGTTCTTTATGCGGTCAAATACATAGTTTACATCACGGTGAAAACCGTTAGTAATCTCTTTTAAGTTCTTATAAATTGTAACTGTCATAATATAATAAAGAAGCCCGATGCTACTGGGATGCAGCCAATAACACACGGGCTTTGCTTGGCAATCAGGCCAATATTATGAATAAGAATCTGCATCATTCTTTTAATTTTCTTGGGCAAATATATTACAAATCTTTTAATAAAACAAATGTTCTGCCAATAGGTTGCATATTGTTTATTTTAATGTATAATTTATTACTTCTTGCAAATTTTTTCAATTCTAATTTTACTCTTTTTGGAGTAATTCCTACTACAACATTTTGCACCATTGGTAAAAATTCTTTATTTGAGTAAACACGATTAATTTCTAATGTTTCAAAAAATTTATGCAATGTTTGAAATTCTTTAATAGAAAAATTTAAAATAACTTGACCATATTCTGGGCTTTTAACTTTTAAATCTTTTGCTATTTTTAATGCAGTATCTTTATACCAATCATTTGAAAATAAATTCATAGTTTGCTCTCGCAATGTTTTTTCAATTTTTATACAGTTCATTTTTGTTTTTATTAATTATTTGACAAATATAACGCTTTTATACGTATTGATGTGTAATGCGTTATTTACTTATTAACATTGATATAAACACTTTTATAAATATGTTTTTATTAAATTTATACACATTGAAACCCAAAATTTTTAAAAAAATAAAAAAAACAGAAAATTGCTTTTTTAATAAATATATAAAATAATTATGCCTTTTATTGGTATAACTGTATAAGATTAGACATAATAAAGCCCGCAGCGTTTTATGTTACTGCGGGCTTCTGTTTTTAATGTGTTATTAATTTACCAACACGTGATGTAACCAACTCATGATATTCATCCAACCACTTTCTGCACTCAATTACCCGGGCAATGATTTCTTCTTCAATGGTAACATCGCGCTTGATATGGAATGCACCCCAACGTAAATCATCGGGAATATCATCGTAACTTATTTCAGTGCCGTAGTTAGCTTCTTCTGGAGTGGTAACAAGGCCGTAAAACAATATGAAATTCGGCTTGTTGTATAGTCGCATGTAACCGCGCCCTTGCAATTCATATTCTTTGCTGATTGGCGAAGTGATGCTATCATGTAATGACTTCATATCCCACGGTGCTTTGACATCAATAATAGTATCATGTAAATCAATATCGCACGTACCTTGGAAGTATTCATCATGCATGCTTACAATGTTTTTCTCTGCCATCCCGAAGCCAAGTTTATCTGCTGCCATTTCGATAAGTTCGTTTTCGACCATGTTGCCCTTGTCAAAATACTTGCTGCGGATTTCCTCACGGTCATTGGCATACCATTCTTTGAGATAAGTTTGGCAAGTTACCGGTAAATTACCGCCCTTTCCGTTGCCCATAATCTTGCCGATTTGTGAGCATCTGATTTTAAATAGTCTATCCATTGGTTAATAAAGCGGCCTCCACTTCCGCTGATAAAATGTATTTTTTCTTAATTTGTTCAATCGTTGCCGATTTCGTTTCAATGGCTTTACGTGCCTTGTCAAATGTCAATGTGTTCAGTTCCAATGTCGGTTTTACCACCGGCTTGTTTGACACTCGGATAGCATCGTGTTGTTCACCAAATGCTTTAACTTTTTGAACGGTTAAGATTATTTGCTTGCCTGCCCATTCCTCAATGAATGGAGTGCCTGTAAGTTTGGCTATCTGCTTTGCGTTGGTTGAATTGCATACCATCGGCTTGCACTCGGCAAATGACACGGTCATGCACTCGGATTGGCCACCCTTGCCATCGTGTACCATTTCTTTCTTTACGCCCGAAATGGTAACTACTTTATCATTGTAGCTGCCATCGGGGTTGATTAAATCCCAACTGCCAATGTAGTTTGGATTTCTAAGAACTTTGTAGTGTGTTTTCATAGGTTTTGTTTTTATTGGTTAGTATTAAAATGGTAAATTGTCATTCGATATTGGTGCTTTATCACTTACCGGCACATTCTCTGTCCTGTCGATCTTCCACCCCTCAATTGAGTTGAAATACTTAACGCTTCCATCCTTGCCTTGGTATTGCTTACCGCGTAGGTTGTAGCACACGGTCACGTTATCGCCAACCATGTACTTGTCAAGCATCGAGCATTTGTCCTGTGTGAATTGCACCGTGATGTGTTGTGGGTACTTGTCGGCCACTGTAATGACCATTTCACGCTTTGCAAAGTTGTCGCTAACTTGCTGCGTGTTGTAGATTTCTCTAATTGTTCCTGTGATCGTGTTTGTCATTGTGTTTAATTGTTTAAATTGATTAGTATTTCAGTAATTAATGCTTCTGGTAACGCATCGAATTGTTCCGATGTATGTTTGTATTCATGCTCTGTCCATTGCTCACCATTTGGGTTGCTGTAATGCTTTGCAACCGCTTCGTAGGTGATATTGATGTCATTGTAATCGAAATGCTCGCATATCGCATCTAATAACGACCACGATAACGACTCGGCATCATCAGACAATTCAACGATTTCACATTCGCTGTTGAATTTGATTATGATTTCTTTCATGAGTTTATTAAGTTATTAAATTCAACAATGGTCTTAACTCCGCACATATTAATGCGCATGAGCTCACGCTCGGTTAATTCCTCAACGGTTTCGTGTCCGTTTTCAACTGCCTTGTATAAGATATTGATTAATCTTCTGCTCATTCTGTGCTTGTTGTACTCGATGAATGATTTGAGCGGTGTGCCGTGCTGTTGTGCTTTGTACTGCTGGCATATTAATAATGCCTTGTGGTATTGTTTATCGGTTATTGGTTTCATTGTGTGTTAGAATAAAGTGAACGAATTTAGGGTTATCAATGTAGTCTTTACCTGCAAGGTGTATGATTTTAACACCACATTCGCATAGTTTAATGATGTCATCGTTTTCTTTGGTTTCCCACGATGCAATAAGTTCGCCATTTGGGTCGTAATAGTAATAAGTATCAGTATCGCTTTCGTACTGAATTTTCTCAAGCGTGTCTGCATTGAGCCACGTTGTTAGTGTTGTTTTGATTGTTGTAATGTTCATAGGGGTTT